GGGCTTTTTTTATGCCTATTATTTAGCAGGGATTGCTGACATGAGTAATTACGCCAAGTCGCATGAGTGGGTTTTTAACGAATACCATAAGACTGATAACCCAGTCACTAAGCGGTCGTACCTCGATATATTAAAGACACGCGCAAATAACGGTAGTACCGATGCGGCTAAACTGGTTGCCAAGATACAAGGCGCTAAACGTGTGTAGCGTAAACCTAAGCGAGTCGATCAGAGTGATACTTGATAACGAGTGTGATTGCTCAGACGACCAAGACAATGCTTATCTATATACGGATGAGTGCGATAAGTATGATGATTTAACCACTTTGCCCACTTAACCGTGGGCTTTTTTATACACGAACCGCTGGAGGGTGTATGACAGATATTACGCCCGAGGGCGTAGAGAGTGAAGATGTACCGCTTGAGCCAAGACAACAGTTATTTGTTGACGAGTTTATTATTGACTTTAATGCGACTAGAGCAGCAAAAGCAGCAGGCTATAGTGAAAATAGTGCAGCATCTATTGGTAGTGAAAACCTAACAAAACCTAACATTGATAAAGCGGTTGATAAGGCAGTCGCAGACAGACGTAAACGGCTCAGAATTGACGCTGACACGGTTTTGTGGACGTGGTGGCAGATTGCTAATGCAGACTACAACGAACTGTCTAGCGTGCGTCGTGTGGCTTGCGGTTTCTGCTATGGCGATAACATCACGTTTAATGATGACGATGATGACGATGCGCGTGATATTGACCCAAGCCGTATCCCTAACCCCGATTGCCAGGTATGTAGAGGTGAGGGTTCGCCGCATGTCCATATTGCAGATACGAGCAAACTTTCACCATCTGCTAAATTGCTATATCAAGGCGCCAAAGAAACCAAGTTTGGTATTGAGGTTATGACAGCAGACCGAATGAAAGCGCTAGATAACGTGGCAAGGCATCTGGGTATGTTTAAAGATACGGTCAATCATGTGTCTGAGGACGGATCAATGTCACCGCCACAGCCGCTAACGCCTGAGAATGCCAAGGTGATAGATAACGAGTTGGAAGATGAATACTAATGATGACGCTAACAGACTATCGATACTAAAGCACAAGTGCGAGAAGCAGCATCTATTCTTTGTCCGATACTTTTTCAAGCAGCGCATGGGCGATAAGTTTTTAACCAACTGGCACCATCATTTAATTGCATACGAGATTGACCGTTTAATAAAACGAGCGCAGGACGGCAAAGAGACAGAGAATATAATCTTTAACTTGCCGCCTGGTGGTTCTAAAACCGAAATGGCGATGAATATTATCCCTAGAGGGTTGGCGCTCAATCCGCGATCACGGTTTTTGTACCTATCATTCAGTGATAGTTTAGTGACAGACGTATCGTCTACTGCGCGTACTATCGTTAAGTCAAGACACTATCAAGAGCTATGGCCAGTCGCTATCTCTAGCGATACTGACGCAAAAGGCTCATGGAAAACAGATATTGAAGGATTTGAGGGTGGTCATATCTATGCTGCCTCAATGGGTGGTCAGGTAACTGGTCGCCGTGCAGGTCGTATGTCAAAAGAGTTTAACGGATTGATTATACTTGATGATCCGTTAAAGCCGGAAGATGCCTTTAGTGATACCAAGCGCACAGCCGCAAACCGCAAGTTAATTAACACGGTTAAAAGTCGTAAAGCAAAAAGTGACACACCTACTATTTTAGTCATGCAGCGATTGCACAGCCAAGACCCCACGCAATTTATTTTAGATGGAAATATGGGCGGCAAGTGGCGGCACGTCAACATACCAGCATTGATTGATGATGCGTTTATCAAGACGTTACCGCCTAGCATTGCAAAACTGGTGCCAATGGATGCTGAGCGTGACGATAAAGGCCGTCAAAGCTACTGGGCTGCTAAAGAGTCACTGCTATCACTGCTAGAGCTTGAAATGGGCGGTAGTGATAAAGATGGTCAAAAGGTCAGTCGCTACACATTTCACAGCCAATATATGCAAACACCTACCAAATTAGGCGGTGGGTTAATTAAAGCCTCGCACTTTGGTCGCTATACAGTATTACCGCCACTCAAATGGATGGCAATCTTTGCTGATACCGCACAAAAAACCAAAGAGGTTAACGATTACAGTGTGTTTATGGCAGCAGGTGAGGACTATAGAGGCAATCTCGTTATTGTCGATGTACTGCGCGGCAAGTGGGAAGCGCCTGAATTAATCGTTAAAGCAAGCGCATTTATACAAAAGCATAACGACAACAAAGACACGCCTAATCTGCGTTATGTGGCGATTGAGGATAAAGCAAGTGGCACTGGGTTAATACAGACGTTAAAGACTACTAGCCGCATATCAATCAAGGCTGTGCAACGTAATACAGACAAACTTACTCGCTTTATGGATGCACACCCATACATTGAGGATGGCATTGTTTATTTGCCGTTAAATGCTCATTGGGTTGGTGATTTTATCGATGAGGCTGAGGCGTTTAGTGCTGATATGTCGCATGACCATGACGATCAAATAGATCCGCTCATTGACTTAATCAACATTGGCAGACAATCAAAATCCGTATTCGATGTAATCGGCTAAGAGATAATTTATGCTAAATAAAATAATGAACATTGCCGACAGCACACTGGTTAATCTAGTGAGCAAGCTTGGCACCAGTAGAGACAAGGCGAGTCATGACCAGTTTGCTTGGCATGTGCCAAAGTCTGTCTTTGAGCTTGATAACCTATATGAGTCGAACGGCACAGCATCAAAGATTATCGATAAGCCAGTACAAGATATGTTCCGTCAAGGTTATTACTTTGAGGGCATCGCAGGTGAAGACTTACAGAAACTTGATGATGAGATAGACCGCTTAAGTATCGACGTGCATTTAAACAGGGCTATGCGCCTATCACGTCTGCATGGTAAGTCTTATATCTTACTCGCTGCTGACAGTGATATGCCGCTGATAACACCGCTTGGTGACAATGACACGCTTAGCTATATAACCACGTTGTCAGTATCTCAGTTGGCAGCAGGTAGCGAGATGCGTCCAGCATCAGAGGCAAATGGCTATTATGACAAGCCCGTCTATTACCGCTTGCAAAAGAGTATGGGTGGTACAGCAGGTAGCATTGTTCACCACAGCCGCATTATTGAGGTGGTATGGGGTGATGGTAAAAGCGTGATGGAGAAGATACACGATGAGCTATTACGCTTTGCTAGTGTTAATGCTAACGCTGCGTCACTCGTACATGAGGCTAAGATTGATATTATCAAAACGCCTGATTTAGCCAATCAGATTCAAAATAATACTGACTCAATACTCAAGCGCTTTGCTTTGGTGGGAATGCTAAAGGGCAACAACGGCACTGTACTACTAGATAAGGATGAAGATTATCAAAGTAAGACTTATAACTTTAGTGGCCTGCCTGATTTAATGCAGGAGTTTTCTGTTCAATTAGCGTCTGTGGCTGATATACCTTATACGGTTCTATTTGGTCGCTCACCTGCTGGAATGAACGCCACTGGTGAACATGACCTAAAGAACTATTACGACGTTGTAGGCAGCTACCAGAGAGATTATGAGCGCCCTGTGCTTAGACGACTGATTAATATTATAAGTAATTACTTATTGCCAAAAGGTGTTAATCCTAAGCTCGTGTTTAGCCCACTATGGCAGGTCGATGAAAAAACGCTGAGTGAGATTGAGAAAAACAACGCTGAACGCGACGAGAGGTATCTAAACCTAGGTATTGTCACAGAGGCTCAGACTGCCAAGCAATTAGTCGAGCAAGGCACCTACACTGTGATTGATGACGATCACATTAAATTGCTCGACGGCTTAAATATGGAGTTAGATGATGCTGAACCAACTGACACCACTAATACAGCAGCAGAGTAAATCTAGACGAGGGCGTAAAGCCAAAGCAAGACCCGTGCGCCCATCGCGTAAGCTTGAATTAGACTACACAAGGGCGTTGCTGGCTATCGTTGATGATATGCACGCTGAGACAGTAAAGGCGCTCATGCCGATAGCTAAGCAAGCGCCTAGAATTGGTGATAGCAAGCGCATAGTGAATGATGGCTTATTCAGTGACTTCAAATCTGCATTTAGTAAGACAGCTAATACGGTCAAAGCTAAAGTTTCAGGCATTGCTAACACATTAGCCAGCACCATCGTCAGTAAGCAAAAGACAGCATCTGATAGTCAGCTGTCAGATATGCTACTAAAACAGACAGGCATAGACTTTAGCGGATTGATGAAGGATAGCGACTTACAAGAGGCTATTGATGAAGCGGTAGCGGCTAACGTGGCGCTGATTAACTCAATACCGCAGCAATACTTAGACAGAGTAGAACAGGCTGTTATGGCGAGCTTACAAGCAGGTACGCTTAACGCTACTTTGGCTGATGAGCTGACCAAGATTGAGGGTGTGACACAGAATAGAGCAAGGCTGATAGCGCGTGACCAGTTAGGCAAGATTAATAGCCGACTATCACAGGTTAGGCAGCAAGCACTTGGGATTACTCACTATACATGGTCAACGAGTCTCGATGAGCGAGTACGCAAGAAGCATGATAACCGTGAAGGTGACATGATAGCGTGGGATAATCCACCGCCTGACGGTCACCCCGGACAACCTATTCAATGTCGATGCACTGCTATTCCTTACACAGCGCACTTAACAGGTGGGCTAAGTGTTGAGGAAGCTATGGGGTTAACATGAATAAACGAACGAAGATACTGAGAGCCATCGTGCTGCTGATAGACATAGCACTGGTCACGTACTCGGAACGACGAAAGAATAAATGATATTAACAGCCGCCTAAATGGGCGGTTTTTTAATGGGTGATTATTATGAGTTTGACGCAAGCGATATTCAAAGATGCGCCTGATTGGGTTAAGAGTGCAGCCGTTGATAGTGATGGCACTGCTGTTTGGCACTTAAAAAGCAAAAGTTTTTTACTCCTTCGTATATTTTGTGAAAAACCAATGTTCAAGCGAGGCCCTAGTGACAAGGTTGTTGGTTCGGGTTATGACGCTAAAGATTGGCATAAAAGTGCAATAAATAGGATGAACTATGAAAATCAAAACTAATCAGGTCATCGACTTAAAACCGACGAGCCGAATACGCACGCCGCAAGGATTTATGATTTGCAAAGACGTAACGCTAGCTAAGCCGATGGTCAAAGAGTATTACGCGGGTGAGCTTGGCATTGTCGATGGTTTTGAGCCAACTGACATTATCAATATCTACACGCCGCCTGATGTGTTGTTTAGCCAGTCAGTCATTGACGGATTTACGGCATCTGATGTGGCTATGATGCACCCAAAAGGCAATCAGCTTAATAGTGATAACTACAAAGAGCATGTGATTGGTACGGCTAAGAATGTGCGAGCTGAGAACAGCTATCTTATTGCTGATTTAACCATCAAGGATAAGTGGGCGATTGAAGCAATCGAATATGACGATGTTAAACAGATATCTTTAGGTTATGCCGCTGAGCTAGACATGACGGCAGGTACGACTGAGGCAGGGCAAGAATACCACGGACAATGGGTAGGTATGGTTGCTGACCACGTTGCGGTTGTACGTGAGGGCAGGTGCGGTGATGACTGCAAAATTGGTGATAGACAAACTGTAATTAAATCAGAGGCAAAGAGTATGAAAGTTAAAATCGGAAAGCTGGAGTTTGATGTGGGCGATAACGACACGCTGGCTCAAGCAATTAACGCGCAAAGCCAAGAGCTTGATTCGCTAAAAACTGGTGAGCTGAAAGTTGGCGATCAGAAATTCAATTTATCTGAGCTGACAGCGACACAAGCAACGATTGATAAGTTAGTAGGCGATAACAAGTCGCTATCAGATGCTAACAAAGAGCTGAGCGAAAAACAAACCACGCCTGAGCAAATCGAAGCATTGGTCGCTGACCGTGTGGCTACTATTGCGGATGCACAAAAGATTGATGGTACGTTCATCACTGACGGTAAGTCCGTTGAGCAAATCAAGCGTGAAGTCGTTGCATCTAAAGCGGATAACGTACTGGTCAAGTCTATTGTTGGCGACAGTGTAGCTGATGCTGAGCAAATAATGATTGATGCTACGTTCAAAGCACTGCTAGCTACTGCTGATAGCAAACCGCCTGTAAATGCTGCTGATGCGGCTCTGAATGGCTTAAATAATACAAACGTGGGTGATGCGGATAAAAACCAAGCGCCTAGCAAGTCTGATATGTGGAAGGGGAATAAATAATGTTGAATCCATTACTAAAAGGCGATGATGCCATCGCTGTTGCAGGTATGCGCGTCAAATCAATGCTAGAAGAAGTATTAAGTTTGCCATTAATGGTTGACCCTGCTTATCAAGTGGTTGATGGTTCGGTTATCTATCTGACTGCTGACAAGAAAGGCTGTACCACGACTCAGAATGTTGGCGCTGGTTATGTCGGTATCGTCGTATTAAACGGCTTGATTGACAGCTACAAGAAAGGCGATGTTGTGCCAGTCATGGTTAAAGGTAAGATTTGGTCGCCATCTGTGGTCGCAATTACCGACTTAACCACTGTTGTTGGCGCTAATGCTACTGGACAAATCACCGCTACGACTACAGCAATCGGTGGCGTTCGCTTTGGTGGCACGTCAGTTGGCAGTCAAAACCTAACAATTATTGAAGTATTGGGAGTTTAATATGGATAAGTTACAACAAATGCGACTACGCTTAATGCCAGTTGCAGATCACATCAAAGCTAAAGTAGGCGATGCGTTTAATATGGAAACGCTAGCACGATTAATGGTGAATGTTGAGTCAATCAACGGTATGACACCGCAAATGGCTGAATTGATGGAGTATGCAAAATATATTCCAGTCAATAACAATATTAATGCTGTGGTTGGTACATCACACAACTTGCAACGTAAGCAGGGCGTAGGTGAAGGTAAGGCGTTTAGCGGTACTGGTATGGATATTCCATTGGCCGAAAGCGTCTATGACTCGGTATCATTGGCAACCAAAATGGGTGTTGCTGGTTATCAATACTCTATCCATGAGATTGCAACTGCACTAGCAATGGGTATCACGCTTGAAGCTGATAAGATTGCAGCAGCTCAAATGGCGTTTGAACGTCACATGAGTAAAGTAGCTTGGATTGGTGAAGCGGAGACGGGCTTGAAAGGTTTTTATAACCAAGATGGCGTTGCTGTTACGTCTAAGACTATCAACTTTGCCACCGCGCCAGTTGTTGATATCTTAGACTTGTTCAACACGATTATCTATGATGATATTGATGCGTCCGAGTTTGACAGTGATGTAGCAATCAACACGCTAATCCTGCCAACGTCAGTAGCTCGCACTCTAGCAGGTCGTACCGTATCGGCTACCAATGAGACACCGCTTATCAAGTACATTCGTGAGAATAACGAATCAGCACTTGAAGGCCGTACTCTTGAAATCACAGCCAACCGTCGTGGTAATGGCATGGGTGATGCTGATTCTGACCGTATTGTTTCGTACAATCGTGATCCGAACAGCATTGAGATGCGTATTCCGCAAGAGCTACAGTTTGAACCTGCGCAAGCAACAGGCATGGATATCCTTGTTCCAGGCTCTTATATGTATCAGGGCGTATGGCTGAAACGTGTTGACTCAATGCGTTACTACGATACAGCTATTTAAGAAAAGCGGTAATCAAGCGTCTAATAGGCGCTTTTTTATTGCCCTAAATTTATTGCGGAGAATAAGAATGAAAGTTAAATACACAGGTAACAATATATCAATGCGAGTTACTGGAATCTTGTTCCGTAAAGGCGCTG